TATCTCAAATTAAACAAAGTATGTTGGATGCAAAGAATGCAGACCCAACATTATCGGCATTGACCTCAACAAGTCAAACTGCCAAATGGAATCTATATTATTTTATCGTAGCTTCTTGCATAGCTATATTTGAGCAATTGCAAGACCTATTTAAAACAGATTTAGAAGCCATCGCAAGCACCGCAGCACCAAGCACCCCGCAATGGACACGCAACAAGGTTTTAAAGTTTCAAAATGGGGATATTGCTGAATTAAACACAACAACATTCACTGTTGAATACCCAACAATTAACACTGCTAATCAAATATTGACAAGGTGTGCAGTAATAACCGCGCCAAACAGAACGGTGTTAATAAAAGTTGCTAAATCAAATCCACCAGCGCCATTGTCACTTATTGAAAAAGCATCGTTGCAAAGATACATTGAAACCTTTAATCCTGCGGGCATTGCATTTACGATTATTAATGAGAATAGCGATAAGATGGAAGTGGCAGCAACTATCTACTATAACGGTCAATATTCAGCAGTTATAAGCACAAATGTAGTGGCAGCATTGAACAATTATATGGCTAACTTACCATTTAACGGTGTTATAAGCACACAAGCAGTTGTTGATGCGATGCAAGCGGCAGATGGTGTTATTTCGGTATCATTAGCACGTATATTAGTAAGAAAAGATACTGTTGCTTATGGCACAGGCGTAACATTGTATAATCTTTTATTGGGTGTTGATAGTGTGCAATATCAAACTATTGCGGGATATGTAGTACAAGAAACAACTGCAACACATACCTTTGCAGATACATTATCTTATATTGTACAATAATGAGTAGCATCATAAACACAGATACATTTGCGGTTAACTTCTTGCCACCAAAGAAGCGGCTGCCGATTTACAAAGCTTGGACTAAAACACTTGTAAAACCATTGCAAGTGCTATACAACACAATGTTTGGCACGTTTAAAGATGGAAATGCAGCGGCATTGTATAGCGGTGCAACTGCCTACGCGGTAGGTAACCAAGTGAAATACACAGACAAAGCAGTGTATCAATGTTGGGTAGCAAGCACTGGTAATTTGCCAACAAACACAAACTATTGGTTTAAGATTCAAGACAATTTTGTGGGCATTGAACCGCGTTGCAAATACAATGCACAACACATCTTATTTGAATGGGCATTAAATGAATGGTTTGGAACTACGTTTGTAAATGTGCCGGGTGATAGTGATATTTATATTGATGCAGCGGCTGCTGATTTAGGCGCGTTTTATGTTGGACTTACAGAAACTGAAAGCAGTTATGTTGTGTTTGATGAACCTGAAGCAACCGCGTTTATACAAGCATTAAACTTAACAACTGCGGGTGTGTCTTTTACTATTAATGTGCCTATTGCGGTGGCTAATGCACTAACAACTGAAACTGCAAACACAGTGCCGAATATAAGCGCAAACAGAGAAAATATAATTAGGCAAATAGCCGACCTGTATAATTATGCAGGCATAACTTACAATGTAATTACATACTAATGAAAAAAATAAAAACAACAGACATCATTGCGGGCAGTGCAATGCCATTAAAATCGGGTAGTTTAAATCATTTGCAATCAGCTAACCAAGAGGGTATATTTAGTTTGGCGCAAAGCGAATTATTCCAAAGAAATGGAGTAAGCGCAGGCTATGCAAACCCGCAAGCACTTTATGGTCTTGGTTATACTATAGCTGGTTCAACTTGGTCAATTGAAAGCGGTTGTTTAGTATTTGGAACTGAAATGTATTTATGCGATAGTACTGTAGGAATTGTTTTAGGTCTTGGTCAGGTAGTAGTAGGCACAATCACAACTACATTCTTAACTGCAACCAATGCCGACCCTGTTATATTTAGTGATTCAACATCAAACAATGTTCACGAAATACGTAAAATTGTTTGGAGTGCTGGTGCAAGCGGAACACCGGGTACTTTTGACTTTGTAAATATGCAATATTTAGGCAGATGGATTGAGCAAACATATAGCGCAGGTAATTTAACCGCAGCAACAGGCAATTGGACTATTCCTGCAGGTGCAGCAGATTTTAAAGTTAAAACACAGCGTAGAGGTAGTACAATGATGATTGACTTTTATATAAATAATTCAACAGTAAGTGCAACACCTACATACTTATCTTTATCATTAAGTATGACAGATAGAATAAAAGGTACTTTTAGAACAATTTGTTATTATCAAAATCCATCAGCGGCTTTGCAAGCAGGTGCTTGTAGAGTTGAAGCAGTAAACGGAACAAGGGAGTTAAGATTTACACCAGTAACCGTAGCAACTTGGACTACCGATACAGGAGCAGTTGATGTTTACGGTCAGATAACAATAGAATTAGATAACAACGAAAGTTAATCTAAAACCTATTCTTTCCATAATGTTCTGACAATATTTCTTTGAGCAAATAAGATTCTTTGGTGCCAGTGCGTTCCACTTCATCAAAGAATTTCTTTTTTAATTCACCTGTTAAGTGAGCAGTTACGCGAGCTTTCGCGGCTTGTTTCTTTTCTGCTATATCGTTTTTAGGATTCGCCATTTTTAAATATTAGTTACTAAACACCACAAAATTAGTAACTTATTTCGATTCAACTGCAAATATGTAACGATTTTTGTACAATGAAAATTACGAACATATCTAACGAGGTTGCAACAATGCTTATTTATAAGCATATTGGTAATATTGATGGTATGGATAATGGCATCAACGGTGCGTGGATTGCGGAGGATATTCAATACATTAACGATAACTATTCGGATCAAGTTAAGTGCATTAATATACGCATCAATTCAATCGGTGGAAGTGTTGCCGATGGGCTTTCAATTGTTAGTGCAATACTTAACAGTGCTATACCTGTAAACACTTATATTGATGGCATGGCTTATTCAATGGCTGGTGTTATTGCGATATGTGGCCAAAAGAAATACATGGCCGATTATGGCACATTTATGATGCACAACGCAAACGGTGGAAGTGATGAAGAAGTGTTGAATTTAATTACAAATAGTTTAGCAAAGATATTTGAACGCAATACAAATCTAACATTAGATAAGTGCAAAGATTTAATGGCCAAAGAAACTTGGATGACTGCCGAAGAATGTATGAATTTAGGCATAGTTGATGAAATTATAGAAACAAAGAAAATGAAGCCTGCAATGAACGCAACTGTGCGCGAACTGCATGCTATCTACAATAAAGTAATAATTAAAACAGAAACCAAAATGAATAAATTAACTGATTTATTAAAGCTATCTAACGAGGCTTCAGAAGAAGCCATTGTTGAAGCGGTTAACGCTAAAGATGCAAAGATTGCTGAATTAGAAGCAAGCATCGAAGCACAAAGCAACGAATTACAAGCGTTGAAAGATGCTAACAACGAAGCGGTACAAGCAGCGAAAGTTGAACTTATTGAAAACGCAATAAAAGAGGGTAAAATTGCTGATGCAAGTAAAGAAATTTATTTGACTTCTAACAAGTCTAATGAAGAGTTAAAAGATGTGTTTAGCAAGCTTACACCTGCATACACACCCATCTTTGAAAACAAAGCAAACGCGCCAGCAGCAGTTGCAGGTCGTGAGTCTTGGACTTTCAACGATTGGTCAAAGAACGACCCAAAAGGTTTAGCAGAAATGAGAGTTAACGATGCAGCATCATTTGAGGCATTGATTAACAACTTGCCTGCTAACTTGTCACCAAACTACAACCCTACAACAGATAAAAAATTCTAATTATGGAAGCAATTTGGAACGCAAACCCAACGGTTAATATGCTTTATTGTTTTGAGGATGGCAATTGCTTCATCAAACATAGTGAGGCAGCAAGTTATGCGCAGTCAACCAATAATGCTTATGTAGTTAAAGTAAGAGAAACAGAAATAGAAAATAAACCAATAAAAACAAATAAAAAATAATGGCAACAATCAACAACCCATTTGGCGCAGCAGGCACGTTAACGATTGCTGCCACAGGCACAACTGCCGCAACAATTAGCAACAACGAAACCGTTGTTACATCGTTAACTACCTTAACTGGTAATGCAACACTTGACTTAACGCTTTCAAGCGAGTTAAAAGCGGGTGCAGCATTACATATTAAAGTAAAAACAAACGCAACAGAAACCTTTACTTTTGGCACTGGCATAGATGCTCCAGTAGTTACAGGAGTAGCTGGTAAAACATGGTGTCAATCATTTTGGTATGATGGAACTATCTTTTTACCATGTGGCGCAAAAATTCAAATAGATTAATTATTCACGTAAAAACACAAAAACAAAATGGCATTAATAAAAGAAATTTGGGTATCAGATGTACAAGAAGCATTAAACAGAAATGCTGACTTCTTAGCTTATTCAGTAGATCATTCAGCGTATATCGCATTCGGAACAGTACACGTTCCACAATCAGGTTCAAACCCAACGGTGGTTAAGAATCCTGCAACTTTCCCTCTTTCAATCAACGAAAGAACAGATACTGATAGAACTTATTCATTAAATCAATTTGCTTTAGAGCCTGTATTGATTACAAACTTGGATGAATTGCAAATCAGTTATGACAAAAGACAATCAGTTTTAGGGCAACAAATCAGCACACTTACACAACGTATTGGTGATGAGGTTGCTATTTCTTGGTCTGCAACAGGTGCTTCTAACATCGTTGGAACAACAGGTTCAGCAGTTGCCACATCATTAGCACCGGGTGCAACAGGCACACGTAAGGCAGTTACTTTAGCTGACATTGCTTCATTAGCAAGCAAGTTAGATAAGGACAATGTGCCAAGACAAAATCGTAAGTTGTTAATGTCAACTGATATGTTTTGGGAGTTATTCGCAATCAGTGATGTAATTCGTGCATCTTACAACGGTTTCCAAAGTCAACCAAACGTATTAGCAAACGGTATCGTTGCAATGCTTTACGGATTCGAAATCATGATGCGCCCAGTGGTATCAGTTTATGCAAATTCAACAACCGTTCCTAAAGCTTTCGGTGCTGCTACTGCAACAACTGACAACCTTGCTTGTATTGCTTTCCATTCTACAACTGTTGCACGTGCATTAGGTAGCATGACACCTTTGTATGATAGTGGTTCAAACGGTAACGGTAAGCCTGAATATTTAGGTTCAATCTTCAACATGGAAATTATGTTAGGTTCTGCGATTTTAAGAGCTGACATGAAAGGTGTTGCTGCTTTGGTTCAAACTTGGGTATCTTAATATTAAATAAATTATAAACTAAAGAGGCCTACCCGCTATAATGTAGGTAGGCCTTTTTTAATACTAAAAAATAAATGGCATTACCAAATATAAACTTTGTCAAAAGCACAAGCGGTTTAGGTAGAGCATTGCCCGGAACAGATTACATTTCGGGTTATGCACATTACTATCCAAGTGGTGGCACATTACCAACTGGCTTCACTTCAAGCGACAGAATCAAAAAAATATTTTCAGTTGCAGATGCTGAAAATTTAGGAATAACTAATACACATTTAGGCGAAACGGCAGCGGTTGCAAAGTGTGTTATTAGTGGCACACTTGCAGCAGGCAATACTTTTACAATCACTTACACAGGCATTTTAGGAATTGAAAATGTGCTATTTGATTACGTATTAACAAGTGCCGATGCAGTAAGTGCAACAACGGCTGCAACAGGTATTGCAGCGGCTATAAACGCGGGAACACAAACACATGGCTTTAGTGCAACAAATGTTGTTGCTGGTTCACCAAGTGCTAATTTACTTGTAACTACTAAAAGCGGTGAGGGTATTTTTCCAAATAGTGGCACACCTTACGCATCTATTTCAAGATTAGGTGGCATCGTAGGAACATGGACACAACCAACAGGCAGCGGTTCAACAGTATTAGGTGTTGCATCATGGATTGACACATTACATTACCACATTAGCGAGTATTTTAGAATTCAAGCTAAAGGTGAATTGTATGTTGGTTTATACGAAGAAGAAGCAAGCACATACACATTTGCAGCGTTAACATTGATGCAGAATTATGCAGTAGGTGCTATAAAGCAAATGGCAGTGTTTGAAAAGAACGTAGTTTTCGCAGCAGCACAATGTGCAGCATTGCAAGCTATTGCAACGGCAAACGAAGCGGTTTACAAACCAATGCAAATCATGTTAAACGCTGAAATCAGCGCAACAGGAAGCGTTGCTACATTAGTAGACCTATCAACACAAACTGCTCCAAATGTAAGCGTATGTATTGCACAGGATGGCGCAAACGATGGATATTACATCTACAAAGCAACTGGCAAATCAGTTGGTGCTATTGGTGCAATGTTAGGCGCGGTTTCGTTAGCAGTTGTAAGCGAATCAATAGGATGGGTAAGCAAGTTTAATATGGCATTAGGAAGCGAATTAGACACTAT